GGGCTTCCGGTCATTGTCACGGACCTTCTCCCGACGCTCGGGAGCGAGGGCGATGTGGCGCTGGTCAACGGCGACTTCTACGCGATGGGCCTCCGTCAGGCGCTGACCGTGGAGTCCTCGATCCACTACAAGTTCGTGAACGACATCACCACGTATCGGTTCGTTGCTCGCGCCGGGGGCATCCCGCTCCCGACCTCGACCTATGCCTACGCCATTGATGGCTCGGGCAACAAGGTTGACGAGCATTCGCCGTTCGTCGTGCTGGATGACGCGACCTCGTAAGCGGAAGCTAACTGAGGCAACCGTTGCGGTTGGGGCTTCGGCCCCAGCCGCTTCGGTGCTTCCGGCGGAGACAAAAGTACTGGTGCGTGCCAAGTCCATCCGGCTGAATCGAGCGGAAAAAGGCACGTGGATTGACGTTCCGACCCCATTGGTCGAACCGTATTTTGCGGAGGGGCTAGTGGCGTCACAGGCGCAGATTGATCGAGTGTGGGCGAACGCGGCTCGCGTATTGTCTCCTACGGCAATCCCGTCTCAGTATCAGGCGCCAGCCTACGACCCGTCCGCGCTAAAAGTCTTACAACTAACGGCCTACGACCCCGGCTCGTCGGTCTACCGCTACACCAATGCCGCCCTGATGGGTGGCCTGACCTCGGTGCTGGTCAGGCACGGACACACAAATCCGCATTGCGACCTGCGGCACTACGATACGGACATCGATGCCCAGATGGTGCAGTTGCTCTACGAGACCGCAGACGTTGTGCATAGCCACATCGACTACAACGTGCTACGCAACACCCTGCGCGTCGGCACCCGTGACGGGTTGATGCAATGCCTGACCTATCACGGCTCGGTCGATCCCGGCAATCCGAGTGGGTCGATTTATGTGAACAAAGACGGCGCGGATGACCGGATGGACGCCGTGGTCTTTGGGGCCAGACCCTATCACCACCGCTTCGGGGTCAAGCATTGGCTCCCCATCCCGATGCCAGTGGATGTTTACCAGCAGATTGCCAAACAGGAGAAGCGGGAGGGCAAGACCTTCCGTGTGGCGCATAGCCCGACGATGCGGCGAATTAAGGGGACGCAAGAGTTTCTTCGCGCCTGTGATTACCTCAAGATGCACCAAGGCATTGACATCGAGCCTGTGCTGATTGAGGGGATGGAACACGGCGAAGCCCTGCGGCTCAAGGCGTCCTGCGATGCCACGTTTGACAGCTTCTGGCTCGGGATGCAGGGGTCTGGGCTAGAAGCGGGGTCGATGGGCAAGGCCGTCATTGCGGGGGATCCCCAATCGCGGCAGGACTTGGAGAAACTGGGGATTCCTTGCCCGTGGACGTTCGCGAACACCGAATATCAGTTGCGGGATGCCTTGGCAAAGCTCGCAACAGACCGTACCTTTTATGCGGCGGAAGCCGCTCGTGTGCATGCGTATGTCCGCCAGTACCACGACTATCCGGTGGTGGGGAAGAAGTACGCAGACATCTTGACCGAGGCACAACGCAATGGCCCTCCCTACCGTCAGTGACCTAAAATCCTACCTTCGGATTGAGAGCAACGCGGAAAACACGTTGCTTCAAGCCTTGCTGGACCGCGCCACGGCGCAACTCGAAGTCTGGACAGATGCCCCGATTACGGCGACCAGCGTGACGGCGGTGGATCGGGCGGCGGTTTTGGAACCCATCCCCTGCACCTCGCTGGTCTTTCCGCAACGCCCGATTAGCTCCACGGTGACGTTGGTGGACTCCGAAGGCACCACGGTGTCAAGTGCTGAGTACACTGTCAATACCGCATCAGGCGTGATTTATGCGAATACGGGCTATTCTTTCCCGTATGGCCCCTACACCATTACCGCGACCTGCGGATTGTCTCTACGGGGCGATTACGCCCGAATAGAGCCTATGCTGGGGCAGTGCATCATCGACTTGGCGGCGGACCTGTATCAAAAGCGCACCCCGAATGCCGCCAGCGAGTCGGCGGCGGGAACCAGCATTACGTGGGATGTTTCACGTGACACAGCGGCTCGGGTGCTGAAAACCCTGAGAGCCTTTAAGCTCGCGGTGGCTGGCTAATGTACATCGCCCCCGGCCTCCTTGATCAGCGCCTGACCTTTTACCAGCGGCAGGACGCTGGAGACGATGGCTTTACCCGTCCGGTGTACGTGCAGACGGGGGTGTACTGGGGCCGTCTTGACACCACCTCGGACCAGCAAATCATCGGCACCTCCCCGCAAGCGCATATTGATAGCCGCTCCAACTGCACAGCGACGGTCGCGATGTACGTCGAGGTGGACCCGTTTGGCGTGGTGATGGTCGAGGATGACGGCTCGCTGTATCACGTGCGGGGCGTATACAAGGTTCGGCAGACGCAAGCCCAGCAGATCAGCTTAGAAAAGCTCCTGCCGGAGGAATCGGCGGCGTTTGTGGGCTACGAGCCAGCCGAAGTGCTGGATGGCTACCACTACGGCAAGACGATTGACGGGTTCTCTACTGGCTTTGACACAGGATTCGCCTAATGACACAGACGGCAAAGGTTCTCTCGGCGCTTCTCGCGCAACTTCCCGACAACACCACGGGCGATATCAGCCCCGAAGATATTCGGGATTGTGTAGTCAGCTTGTTCCCAAGTCGGGGGCAGTTGGATTTAACTGCGTCAGCGTCAACCACGTTTGCCGTAACAAATACGTGGTATAAGCTGGCTGGCACGACCGCGCTGGATACGACGCTCGGACAAGACGGCTTCAGCCAAGCCTCCAATAACACACTTCGCGCAACCAAGGCAGTCAATCAGGTCTTGCTGATCACGGCGAATGTCGAGCTTCAGTGCGGATCGAATAACAAGCAATACGGCATTACGCTTGCAAAGAACGACACGCCTATCAACGGGATTCACATTTCGGCAGTGCTGGCGGACTCAAATAAAAGTTACGGATTCTCCATCACCGGACTGATTCCCACTGCCGCCAATGATACAATTTCAATCTATGTGCGGAACGAGACGGACACGACGGCGGTGACGGCGACGAACCTAACCCTTTCGGCGGTGGGGTTCATCCGCTAATGGACGCTCGCCTTATCTGCGGTCAGGATGTTCGGCAGTCAGGGTTCTGGCCTACGGATGAGGCGCGGGTCGAGGCGTTCGTCGAACAGCACGGCGGGACGTTGGAGGCGGGTCCGGTCGGGGATGTGGCGGTCATGTTCCGCTGGTCGCACAACGGCAAGACCATTGTCACGACAGGCGTGACAGCGCGAGAGGCGTTACGCAAGCTTCGCCTAGAGGCGCAATCCGATTATGTCGGATAGCTTTGATCGCCTCCTGCTGGAAGATGGCGACGATGTTCTGCTAGAAAGCGGAGCGTTTCTTCGGCTAGAGATTGCCCCCGACCTTATCACCGCAAGCCTGACGCAAAGTGGCGAAGCCTACGGCGACTTTGCCATCAAACAGTTGCTTGCTCTCACGTGGACGGGCGGTGCAGAAGCGGCAAGCGAAATGGCGGTTGTGGTTCGCATTCCAGCTTCCCTTACTGCCAGCGCCGAGTCCGCCGCGGAATTGTCGGTTGGTCAGCGCATTCCCGTCACGCTCGATGGTCAGGCAGAAGCGGCTGGAGCCGTGGCGATATCGCAACGCTTGCTTGCCAGTCTTTCTGGTGCCTCGGAGAGCTACGCGGATATGGCGCTGGCGCAGTTGATTGCCGCCAATCTCGCAGGGTCGGCTGAGGCATCTTCGGCTCTGACCTTGGTGCAGAAAATTGCCGCCACGTTCGATGCCGCGGCGGAAGGCAAGATGGACGCGGTAGTCAAGCAAGCCGTAGTCTTGGCAATGACGCAGAGTGCAGAAGCGGTGCAGGATGTAGCACTTCGCCTTCGGGTGCTGGGGTCGATGCTAGCCTCGGCAGAAGCGCACTCGGATATGGCGCTGGCCCTGCGGGTAATCGTGCGCCTTATCGTGGATGCGCAGTCAGAGGCCAGTGGTGCCTTTGCGACGGCCCAGCGCATTCCCGCCACCATCACTGCCAGCGGCGAGGCGTATCAGGCGGTCGTGGTCAACCAGCGGCTATCTGGAACAATGACGCAAGGGGCTGAGGCGCACGTGGATATGGTGGCAAGCGTCAATACTTCCAGCATTCGTGCGCGGGTGTCGGATGAGTCTGGTGACTATGCCACGATTTTTGACGCGTCCTTGGCCTATGCTGGGGTGCGGGATGGGTCGGATCTGTACGCGACGGTGTATGGGGATTCGGAGCCGTATGTGCGGGTAGGCGAGGCAAGCGAGATGTTGACCACGGTATTAGATTCTTCACAAGGCACTTGGTAGGGGACGCCATGACCGTCGTACAGTCAAAAACGATTAATCCGGCAAATGCCTATCTGGTGCGGAGCCAGATTACCCGCTGGTTTTCTACGACCAACTCATTTGAGAAGTGGACGGGCCTGACCACGCTGGTGGTTGGCTTCTACGAGGACGCGCTTGGCACGAACGGCATTGCGGGATTGACCAACATTGCAATGACCGAAAGCTCGGTGTTGGGGACGTACTATGCCATTGTATCGGCGGCGTCCACGACTCCGCTGGGTGTCTCGTATAATAACGAGACGATTTACCAGATTGTCTCGGGTGGCCCGAACAACGAAATCAAGGTCGTGACCCCACTGGTCGTGACGCAACCCCGCTACACGCAATAAGGAGCAAGTATGGCAAAGTCGACTGGCTGGACTGATGCAGTGCGGAACCTCATGGCGGATGCCATTGACGGGGAGTACAACGATGGCTATCTCCGAATCTACGACGGTTCGCGTCCCGCAAATCCGGCGACGGCGGTCACCACGCAGGTCTTGCTTGCCGAGCTTCGGTTTGCGAACCCTGCCGCGTCAAGCGTGACGAATGGCGTCATCACTTTTGACACCATCTCGCCAGACACTTCCGCGAACAACACGGGGACGGCTTCGTGGGCCAGATGCCTCAAGTCGGACGGCACCACTGCTATCTGCGATCTCAACGTCGGCACCTCGGACGCCAACGTCATTGTCAGCACCACGGCGATTTCGGCTGGCGTGGAAGTGTCGGTGACATCGGCGTCGGTGACGGTTGCCGCGACCTCGGCCCAGTAAGTCATGCTGAAGATGTCTGCCAGAGTTATTCGGGATCGCTCAGACCTTGCCCTGCGGAGGTACAATGACTCCGCTCGGCGGGGTATTGACAAGGCTGGCAAGCATCTCTTGTCGCAATTGAAGCGTGGCTACACGAACTACTACACCTCGCAGAACTTCCGCAATACCATCTTCATCCGCGATAACCTGACGGCGGCAACGCCGGAGAAACAGCCGAAGGGCTGGTACACGCTCGTCGGCGTCCCTCGGGCCTTTGTGGTCCCTCGGGGCCAGAATCGCGTAGTGGATCGCGGCATGGTGGCGCTGGCTTGGGAACGTGGACACACAAACGAGTTCAATCCCAAGGGCGTTGGACATAAGCCCATCGCCGTCCCGACAGCTATCAAGTCTGTCCAGAAGATGATTGATATCTTTGGTCGGACGGTGAAGCGGACTATGGAGTCTAAATGACAAAACCCACGAACGTCAGTAAGACCACGCGGGTGAATCCGGTCCCCAGCACGGCTTCCACGGTCCAGATTTACACTACCCTGAGAAAGGCCATTATTGACTACGAGTCGCCGCAGGGCGAACGGCTCAAGGACTTCATCGGGTCGCCGGAGCGGGTGTACGTTCGGGCCGCGCCGACCAACGTGGTCTTTCCGTACCTGACGCTCCTGCTTAACCGGACCAGCCTTACGGCCTACAACGGCTACCGCGAGACGGCCCTGCTGGAAGTGTCCGCCATCGGCAAGCCGGAAAGCCAGTTGCCACTCGTCGAGTCGGCTATGGATATTGTAGACCAGTGCATGACCGCCTACACCTACAACACGGATGGCGTGATGGTCGGGCGGTCCCGTACTCGCAACACGGTCCCCCTCCTGACCGATCCGGCGGAGGCACCTATTGTGTCCGTGATCGCTTCGTATGAACTTTATCTCTGGCCTCAAGTCTTGACGTCCAGACGTCTCTGATGTACCCCACCCGTTCCCCTTTCGTAGGATAGACTCATGACCGCACCGCTGACTGGCTACACCTCTTCCCTTCCCGATGATATCCTCATCGACTCTGGCGTTCTGTACGTTGGAGCTACTGTGTTTGGCGCGTTTCAGGGAGGTCTGAAGTTTGACCCCGGCGTGACCTACCGCAATGCCGATTTTGACGGCAAGCGGTCGCCCGTCAAGGGACTGGACCGCGTGACGATGCGGATGCCAAAGATTTCAGGCACCGTCATCCAGCTTGCCACGGCGAACGTTGCCCAGATTGAGCCGGGTGCCGCGACCACCGCGACGGGTGCGTGGACGGGTTCAACCTCCTATGAGCCAAAGTCGGCTGGGCAGTTGCTTGTGTCGGGTGACTATCTCTCAGAAGTCCGGTGCATCTGGCAGAGAGGCGGGGCCACGGCCTCGGCTGGAAGCTATGTGCAGGTCCGCTTCCCGTCTGGCCTCTGCACCAAGTACGACATCACCGGACAGGACGGGGCCGAGGTTGCCATCGCCATCGAGATTGAGGCTCGCCTCGATCCCACGGTGTCGGGCTTCAGCAACATCGGGTCTGCGCCGTTCCGCATCGAGTATCTCACCACCGTCTAACCCCTCTCATGCCGACTATCAATCTGGACGATCTGGTTAACCCTGCACGCCTACCGCGTGTCACCATCTTCGGACGAGAGATTGTCGTCAAGCCACTCACCGGAGCCGCCGCGCATAAAATCGCGGCGGTTGCCGCGACGGGCGAAAACGGGGAAGGCATGCTCGGTGCGTTGCTGGATGTGGTTCGGGCTTCGTGTCCCGACCTGAAAGAGAAGGAAATCGAGAAGTTGACCGTGGATCAGATTGCGGCGTTGGTGCAACTCAGCCGGAATCAGGTCGCAGAAGTCGAGGCGATGATTGCGGAGCAGTCGGAAAAAAACTGACCGAGGCGACGGGCAGTACCGCCGTCGCCGTGCCGTGGGATGCAGAGCAGTTCGTACGACGGGTGTTGGTGCAGACCGCCTCGGAAACGGGGCGGTCCCTGCGCGAGGTGGGGCAGGAGTCATTTGCCGTGACGCTGTGGGTGTGGGCGGAGTTGCGGCAGATGGCGCGGGAGGCGGCAGTGGAACGGATGGGTGATCGCACGGACTTGGCAGGACAGGTGGCGATTGCGTTCCATCAGCCGCAGGACTTGCAGAAGATGGAGATGCGGTATCTGAAGGCGGCAGGACAGTTTACGCAGATGGTGGATCAGACGAAGGCGCGATTGCAACGCATGGCGGCAGAGGTGGCGAAGGCCAAGCCCGTACCACAGGAGTAACCGATGGAAGTTTTTGGCCTTGGCATACGGATTCAGGAAGAAGGCTCGGCGGCAGTCGAAGCCGCCATTAAGCGCCTCAGGGCCGAACTGGTTACGACGGCAGGAGTTGCCAACAGCCTCGGTGCAAAGATTGGCAATCTGACCAGCCGCACAAATGGTCTTGCCACCTCATTCCGGACGGCGGGAACCGCCAGCGTGCAAAGTGCTGGTATTATGGAATCCAGCCTTCGCAAGGTCGGGTCGCAGTTTGCCGCAACCTACCTCGGCACACAGGCTCTGATTAACGGCTTCCGTATGCTGGTCAATACCAGCGATACGATGCTGTTGCTGGAAGGCCGCATCAATCTGGTTGCAAAAGGCACTGATAATTTGCGCCTGTTGCAGAATCGCCTGTTTGCATCCTCACAATTGACGCGTACAAGCCTCGCTTCAACCGCTGAACTGTTTGCGCGTATTTCGCGCAATTCGGACCAGTTGGGCATGAGTCAGGCGCAGTTGCTCAACTTTACGGAACTCACGCAGATGTCCATCCGGACGTCTGGTATCAATGCCATCGAAGCCTCCAGAGGCATGATTCAGTTCTCGCAAGCCTTGGCTTCTGGCGTTCTTCGCGGCGACGAATTCCGTGCCGTGATGGAACAGATGCCCGGTCTTGCGCGGTCGATTGCCGATGGCTTGGGCGTGCCGATTGGTGCGTTGCGCGAAATGGCGAACAGCGGCGAATTGACGGCGGAACGTGTTATCGCCGCAATTCAAAAGATGGAAGGCCAGATTCGCTCAGATTTTAGCAAGTTGCCAGTCACGATTGGCGACGGCATGACGCGCATCGGCAACTCGCTTTCGAATGGTATTCGCAACTTCAATGATGCCACAGGTGCCGCAGAATCCTTGGGCAAAGCGTTATCATCGCTGGCAAATAAGCTGGATTATTTGTTTGGTGTTATTGGCAACAACATCGAAAACATTAAAGCTGGCATGATTATTTTGGGCGGCATAGTGCTTGGCGCCTTTTCTCCCAAACTAGTCTTGGCGATTAATGTTTTTATTGCGAGATTGTTTGCGGCTGGTATTGCGCATATTGGAGCCGCAACAGCGGCTGGCGTACACAGCACGGCAATGATTGCCGTAATGAGTGCGGCGAGTTTGGCGGCTGGCGCAGTGCGCGGATTGGCTTTGGCGCTTGGTGGTCCTGTGGGTATCGCCATTATTGCGGCGGTTACTGGCTTTGCGTTGCTCAATAAGCATCTGAATGAGACAGAAGATGCCTTTAACAACGTAGGGAAGTCCGCGCATAAAGGCATGAATGAAGTGCTGGCATATTTGGCTTTGTTTGATGCAAGGCCGACAGGCCCAAAAGCACTGACGGATGAGCAAATCAAGGCGCAAAACGAACTGATAGCGATTACAAACGTTAACCGCGATCAGTTGATTTTTGGCATTCGTACCACGGAGTTTGAACTAAAGCGTCTTGGCATTATGCAAACCGAATTGGGTCGTATTCGGGCCGAAGGGTTTGCTGGCATGACTCCAATGCAAGCTGGAGTGATGGAGCAAAAGGCGCCTGTCATGGCTCCTGTTGTGGGCGAGTTGATAGATGTGCAGGGCATGCAGACCAGCATTACTGAATCTCTTGGTAATCTGACAACGTTTATTCAGAGCAAGGCCAAGGAAAATGCGGCGATTGTTCGTCAGACGTTAATTGACAACTTTGGCGAAGGCATCAGTACAACCCTGCAACAATCAATTGAGCAGGGTTTGACAGGTGCGATTATGTCAGGCCGAATCAGCAATCTGTGGAAGGCAATGGCGCAGAGCCTTACCGCTGGATTGGCGCGTGTTATGGTTAAGTTTGCTACAGATTCGCAAATCTATGGCAAGCTGATGGACAAGATTACTGGCTTGTTGGCAATGGGGAACGGGCTTGGTGCGGTCATAGCGGCTGGCGCGATGCTTGCCTTTGCCTACGCCAATGGCGGCAAGGCAACGGTTGGCAATACGGCAATTGCTGGCGGTGGCGGCGGCATGATGACTGGCTTTGCGGCTCCCGTTTCTCCGACTCAGCAAATCATTTTTGGCGCAACCTCCGCGACCACGGCGGCTGGCATGACGCCGCGACAGGCGATGAACGTTACGGTCATCGGGCCAAACGATCCGTCCGCACAACGCGCTATTCAGGAATTGATGACTAAGGCGAATAGCCGTGGGAGGATTGGCTAATGGCGACAATTACGTTCACAGACGGCACCGGAGCCGTGACGCTGGATAACGCCACGACTAGCGTGAGCTTGGGCGTCGGATCGCGGTTTGCCGACTGGACGCCGTTTCAGAAGCCGATTGGTCCCCGTGTTCCGGCGTTGGGGACGGGCGTGCCATACCAATTTCGTTTCCGTACGGACTACGGGGCGAGCTTCAGCATGACCGACATCCCGAACACCAAGATGTCGGATATGCTCAGGTGCCAAGAGTGGTTGCTTCGCGGTAATTCGGTGACCGTCAATACTGGCGATAACGCCGCACGTTCCTATACGGCCTATCTTGCGCCGGATGGGGATGTGAGCATCACGCTCCAAGACAAGAACGTGTTGCTATATTCAATGTCGTTCACGCTGATTAACGGCTCCGCCGCCGCCATGCTCTGCATTTACGACTGATGCCAGATCAAGCCTACCGCCTTCGCATCCGTAGTGCCGATGGGTTAACCGATACCCTCGTTCTCACCTCAATTCGAGGTGGCACCAATCCCTACATTGCCGCGGTGCCGAGCGGGGATGGTCAAGAAGTTGACCTGTTGACAGGCGCCGTTCGCACAGGCGCGTACGTGGTAGAAGTGGTGGATGCCGTGGTCGGGACGGACAGCACAGGGACACTCCGCATCGTCACGCAGAACCTGTACGATGGGACAGAAGAATATCTGTTGCTGGAGAACGGCGACAAGATACTCTTGGAAAACGGCGATCCGATTGAGCTAGAGCGGAACAATGCGGAGTTTGGGCGACCGCACCTGCTGTCTCGTGCCGCGTTCTTGGAGATGTCGACGGACGGCGGCTCTACGTGGACTACGTGGCAAGCTGGCTACCTGACCAATGTTCGGCAGGTCGATGCCATTCGCTATGCGTTTACAATCAGTAACACGCGCCGAATTGAGCAGACCAAACAACTGTTTACGTGGTCGGACAGCGCGGAACGCATTGCCTTCCCGAAGCGCGGGTGCGTTGTCGGTGGTCCCGTCATTGGCGGATTCGGAGTTGGCAATGACCTCGCCATTGATAGTGGTGGCTGGGAGTTTGTGTACAAAGGCACCAGTGGGTCGGCCTCGGCTCCAGTGCAGGGCGACATTATCGCGTTGGAGTATAGAGCTGGGTACTTCTGGCCTTCGTGGGAACGGAAGGTCATGCCCGGGCCGGGTCAGGCCACGAACTTCTGGAACACCATCTTGCCGTATCGGGAATTGGTACCGGGAGACGCCTCGCTCAATGCCACCACGTTCATTGGTCTTGCGACTCAAAACATCGTATCAAGCTATCCCAAGCTGACCGCCGCCTTTACCTATGAGGTCGGCGGCACCAGTTACACGATGTATGGCACGGTGCGAGCGTTGTTCCCCGACATTACGGGTGACCCGTTTTATGATCCGCACGGCGCGATGGATATCAAGCGCGAGCCGTTTGGGTATGGCGGGAAGAAGGGGCGGTTGTATGTGGAACTGTACGCTGTCAACCCCCTCTCTACGACAACGGCGTGGGATGCCCTGCCTTCAGTAGATACAGTCGGTCGCATTCGCTTAGTGGCGTCGGAGGTCGACGAAACCTCGCCGCTATACATCGATGACCATCCGGCGGCAATTGCCAAGAAGTGCTACGAACTCATCAACATTACCGTCGATCAGACTAGCTATGATTTGATTGAGGGCATCATTGGCGTCAATACGCGAGTGGCGATGCGTATTACAAAGCCCGTGACGATGGCGGAGTTTTTAGAGTCGGCACTTTTTGGACCCTTTGGCTTCGCGGCTCGCACAACCGTCAAAACAGTCGGTGGCGTACAAAAGCCTGTCGTTGAGTTCTTCTCGACACGGTATCTATCTGACAGTGCGCCGACCTACACCATCGCCAATGCCGACATTGTTGGGGATCAGCCGCCGCCGATTTATGACTTGGACGAGTCGACGGTCGTTACCAGCTTTGTGGTTACGCAACAGACGCTCCTTAAGCGACCTGACGTACAGGACAATACCACGACTCCGCCGCCAGATGGTATCAGTGCGACGGAGCAGGGATTTCAGTATGACAATGGCGATACCACCACGTTTTCTACACGGGTTATCGAGTACAATATCCCCGGCTTTGTGCATGAGAGTCAGGGGTGGACTTCGCAACTCGATGCGCTGGCAGTTGACATTGCGTGGGAAGGGTTTAATCGCTTTGGGCGTGGCGCGCCGTCGATGGAAGTGCAAGTGCTTCGCACGGCAACGGCGGCGGCGGCTCAGATAGGCGACTTGATTTATCTTGATGCATCCTACTTTCCGAACAAGAACTACCGCATTGGTGAGTCGAGCGTCGGCCCTCGGGTTGGGCAAATTGTTCGTCGGGACGAGAAGCCAGAAGGCCCGGTCTTTAAGCTGGTGGACGCTGGCGTCTACAATCAGCCAGCCATTGCGCCGACCATCAGCATTGCCAAGAGTACGAGCGATTCGCGCCGAGTCGCACAGTTCACGATTACCAACGCCCCCGCGCTAAACAACACGGCGGAAATCACGGTGGCGATTGAGTACGCCACTGGCGCCTCGGCCCCGACGGATAACGGGACGAACTTCATTCGGTATCAGCCTAGCAATATCCCGACAGGGGCCGTGCCGCTTCCTGCCGTTACGCCGGGATCGACGGTGCATGTCCGCGCTAGAACCGAACAGGCGGGGCTGTTCCCGAGTGCGTGGACGGGCTGGCAGACGGTCACGCTTGATGCGTGGGGAACGGTTGACAACATCGTTATCAGCAGTATTACCAATGGATCAGCCGTTGTTACGTGGGATAACGATGGCAATGAAGTTGACCTGATTGATATCTTCGTGGCTCCGGGGTCAACCGCGCCAAGCAAGTGGCAACCCTATCGCGTCAACTCGTTACAGCACAATAGCACGACCATCACCCTGCTCAATCTTGAGCCGTCCACTAACTATATTGTGGGCATCGCTTTTCGCGATATGGTCAGTGGTGCGCGTGGCACGATTGTCACCGAGACGTTTAGCACCACCAATAGCACTTCTGGTACAGCCCCGCGTCCCGCTGGTATGTCCATTGTTGCTGGCGTTGACGATGCTTCTTTGCCGCAGGGCGTAGTGTTGGCTTTATGGTCGGCATCTGGTGCAGACACAATCGTTATTGAACGCGCCGAGGATAATGCAGGTGTACCTGACACCTACATTGTTCTTACCGCCGTTTCCGCAGAAACAGAACTGTACATTGACTATTTGCCAAACGACGGCACAGTTTTCTGGTATCGCATTAAGCATGTACGTTCCGGTCAGGCTGACTCCGCCTACATGCCACAACGGGCCATTTTTAGCCCCTACACGACATACACGGGTATTTCAGCATCTGCTACTGGCATTCCCGCAAGCGTTACCAGACCGCCAATTGTACCAACAACTGTTGTTGCTAGTACTGAAGTGCAAAGCTGGGGTGATGTTGGAGAAACGGTGTATGTCAATTTGCAATATGACAACCCGCAATATCGCGGCGTAAAGGTAGAATCCCGGAGCCGCTTACGCATTACTGGCGTAGGTAAAGCTGATGTTGTTGGCACAACGCTGACATTGACCAATGTTCAGTCAAGTGGAATGGTCCCCGGCAATACACTTATTGTCGGTGGGCAAACGTTTACCATTGTTTCTGGTAGTGCGTTTACGTGGACCGTTAGCCCAGCCGCTAATCCCACAATTTTTCCAGCAGAAAAGTTTTACATCTGGCCTGCGTGGGGAGCATATAGCGATGCCGGAGATATCGTTAATACGACGGGAACGGTATCACCGATTGTTGGCGGCACATCCGAAACGCAATGGCGCGTGGTCGGCTATGACACCAGCGGATCATTGGTGTATTTGCAGGAAGGCATTACGGCGTGGCCTATCAATGCTGGTGCTAACGTTCCCATCATTAAGCTCCAAAAACAAGGTTACAACAGCGGCACTGGCAAATACGAAGTGTGGTGGCGCTGGTATCTGATTTCTGGCAACAACGTACTTGATGAGGACGGCAGTGAATATGCACAGCAGTCTTTGACAACTGCCGTTATTGCCGCATCAGTTAAAAATCAGAGTGGAACGACCGCCACGAATGTGGTGACAGATGCAACAAAAACGGCAGATGGCTGGAAGGCTACGTGGGATTCCACGGCATCTGATTCGTGGACGTATGAAATTGGGATTGTGGCGAGTGCAATCCCAGAGTATTACCTACAATACCAAGATAGCAATTATCTTGATACGCCCCTTGCTGTTCCTACGACTGGGCAATCGTTCGTCGGTCCCGGTGGAAGTATTGGGGCAACAGGAGCGACTGGGCCTACCGGACCAACTGGACCTACGGGAGCCACGGGGCCAACCGGAGAAACTGGACCGACGGGTACTGGCGCGACAGGCGCAACTGGGCCAACTGGCGCTACTGGACCTACGGGACCGACGGGAGCCACCGGACCTGCGGGGCCAACGGGCATCAACTGGCTTGGCGCGTGGAACAGCGGCACGAACTACATCGTCAACGATGCCGTGTCGTATGTCGGGTCAAGTTGGATCAGCATCCAGAACGGCACGAACCAGCCGCCGGGTCAGCCGTCCTCGTACTGGGACTTGCTTGCGGAGGTCGGAGCGACAGGTGCGACGGGCTTGGTGGGGCCGACTGGAGAGACTGGGCCGTCTGGAGACATCGGGCCAACTGGTGAAACTGGTCCGACAGGGCCGAATGGTCTGACTGGCGCAACTGGCCCGACCGGACCCATCGGGGCTACCGGACTGCCGGGGATACAGGGGCCAACGGGTGAAACGGGACCGACTGGTCCGACCGGATCACAGGGCAATATTGGCGAGACGGGTCCAACGGGTCCAACGGGAGCGACCGGGCCGACAGGAGCAACCGGACCCACGGGCGTGACCGGACCCACCGGACCCGTGAACGCAACCATTTCTACCAATGCGCCGTCTGGCACAGGAACGACGGGGCAACTCTGGGTGCAGGTGGCCTAGCGTATGCCGATGTCGTGGTGGGCGGCGGTCTATTCCGCACTACTGAAAGAGGACGGCGATTTTCTGTTGTTGGAGGACGGAAGCAAAATCGTCACCGAAGTCAGCGATACGACCGCAAGCTGGCGAGCCACGCAAGACCTCTGGGTTTGGGACGGGTCGTGGAAAAGCGTCCTGAATGGATGGATTTACGACGGGTCAAACTGGCGCATTGGCTATATCGAGAACGCGATGTCGCTCGACTCCTTTGACGTCTTTGACTTTGGCGGTGGCACACTGGGATTTAGTTGGACGTATACCGGGAGTCGCCCCGGCGATTGGCGGATATATATTGACGAATCAACCGACAGTGGATTTTCGTGGACAAACATTGCGGATTTTGACCTTACGGTGAGTCCGCAAAATTTGACGGAAAGCACATCGGATTGGTATCGTGCGCGGTTGGTGTTTGCATCGGATACGTTGTATCAGGCCACAGGTTCACCCATCGTGAAACAGCCACCCTATCCCACCTAATGCGACTGCACATTCTTGGTGTCCCGCACACCAT